AGGGATTTCTGATGAAGAAAAATCTCAATTACTAGAAGAAATGGAGAAGCTACAAAATAAGTAACTATGGCAAATCCATTTGCTCAATCTTATAATGGTGCTCCAAATTCTTCTGAGACAACTACCTCAGCAAGAGTAATTAGTATTATTTTAGATGATACTCATCCTTTATTTAATGATTTTGGACAATGGGATTCTATAGGAACTATTTTTTATGATAGTATAGAATCACCCACCCCATATCTTCCAATAAAAGACCCGCAAAGTGAATCTTTATCATATTACCCAACAGCAAAACCTTTATTCCCACAATACAAAGCATTACCTCTTATAAATGAGATAGTTGTTTTAATAGAAGGTCCTTCTTTAGATTCTGTAACATCAACAAGTGCTAAAAATGAATATTACATAAGTGTTGTTAATCTTTGGAATAGCCAACAACAAAATGTACTTCCAGATCAAATTTATAACCAATATCTTTCAAATAATCAGACTAAGACTACTCAAGAAGTAGCAGCTGGATCTCCACAAATAGAAAATTCAACAGACTTAACTGTTAATATTGGGGATACATTTGTAACTAAAAAATATATTTATCCTTTAAGACCCTATGAAGGAGATGTAATACAAGAAGGAAGGTGGGGTAATAGCATTCGTTTAGGAAGTACTGTAACAGGTAGTAGTAATCTTTGGTCTAACATTGGCAATAATGGAGATCCAATTACTTTAATAAGAAATGGTCAATATAACACCATCCAAGAACCAGGAGAATACATTTTAGAAGATATCAATCTTGATGATTCATCTATTTATTTAACATCTAATCAACAAATTCCCCTTGAAATAGCAAGCTCCAATAATTATTTAAGTTACCCAATAAATCCCCCTACATTACCAAGTGAATATGATGGAAAACAAATAATATTAAATTCGGGACGTTTAGTTTTAAATTCTTATTTAGATCATATACTATTATCTTCTCAAAAGTCAATTAATCTAAATACCCAACTATCAGTTAATATTGATGCCCGTTCAGAATTTATAGTTCAAACACCTTCTGTGTATTTAGGAGATACTCAAAATGCTCAACCTTTAGTTTTAGGAAATGACTTAGTAGATTTATTAACTGATTTAGTTAGTGATATAGATTCATTAGCTACTTCTTTAAGTAATCAAATTAATGGTCCTGATGGGAACACCATTAGCACCTACTTCATATACGGCTCAATTAATTAGCGCCAAAATCCCAGAATACAAGACAAGAATTTTAAATACATTATCTAACACTTCAAAAACTGTATAATGGCTATTTTTAAAAGAGGAGATACAGGACCTGAAATTGCTGAAATACAAAAATTATTAGGTATAATTAGTGATGGGGATTTTGGCCCGGCTACTCAAAGAGCTGTTATAACTTTTCAAACAGATAATGATCTTTTATTTGAATCAGGAGAGGTAGGTCCTACTACTTTACGAGTTTTAGAAGCTAATCCAAATGTAATTCTTTTAGAATCAAAAAATCTTTCTCCAATTGATGTAAGAAAAGAAAGAAATCAAAATCTTGTTAGAAGACAATCTACTATTCCATCAGTAGATGATTCGGTAGATAACTCAAAAATTGATCTTGTACCTCAAATAAATGAGGCTGCTACACAAGATTCAAAACCTAAAGGAATACAAAGATTTGGTAAATTTATAGTAAAATTATGTCTTAGATTAAAAGATTTCTTTTTACCTCAAGCATTAGCTTTACTTACAGAATATGGAATTAACCAATTACAAAATGCTTTAGATAGAGATGAACTAAGCCCAGAAGAATTAAAAGCAAAGTTTTGTCCCACACCTGAAGAAACAGAAGCTTTAATATTACAAAGAAATAATCTAGCAGCAGTATTAAATAACGTAGGAACACAATTAGAACTTATTTTAAAAGGAGTTGAATTTGCTGGAATGTTTGTTAGTGCAACACAAAATTTTTTTACTGCAATAAAAGCAATTCAAACAGCAATAAATGCAACAGCAATACCAATTCCATTTCTCAATAAATTTGTTGGTCCAATATTTAGAGTTCTAGGACCCTATAGCAGATGTTGTTTTAATTAAAAAGGATGGAACACCAAGACTTCCACCAATAAAAAATGTTATAACTCAAATATCTCCTCCTCTTGTATTATTACAAGCTCTTGTACTCCAATGTGTTAATATTTTAGACAGGTTAGATGATTTAATTTCATTATGTAACCCAAATGCTACTTTAACAGCTACATCATCTGCTATAGATGGTATTGTTGCAACTCAATTAATAGCTGAAAACACAGAAACAGGAAATACTTATAAAGGATTTGTTTTAGAAATTGAAACAAGGGCCTATACCCCTAAAGTAGACCAAAACAGAGCAGTAGGTAAAAATAATCAAGGAATTGTTTTAATCACTACAGATTATTCATTTGCCTCTGATCCCAATGTCTTAATAAATGAGCTTAAATTTATTATTGACAGAGATGATTTAAAAGCATACTAATTTAATATTTATAATAAAAAAGCATATGAAAGCTTCGGAATTTAAAACAATCATAAAAGAATCAGTACGAGAAGTCATCCAAGAAGAATTAAGAGAAATTCTTTTAGAGGCAGTTCGTGCTCCTAAAACACCAGTAGTATCAGAAAATACTACACCAATAAACGCACAATCAACTCCCCCAACTCAAGCTAAAACACATGGTGAAAGACAACAAATGTTTGAAAGTATCATGGGAGACATGCAAATGGGTAAAAGAGGTCAAGAAGAACTTTCATTTACTTCTGCAGATGCTCAAGGTGCTTATAATCCAAGAGCAACTCCAGGTGCTGATTTAGCCCCAGGTAATGTAGGTTTAGACCAAATTATGGGTTTAATGAAAGGTAAATAATGGCATATCGTATAGCTAATAAATTTCCAATTGATACTAAAGCTGGAAGAGCTGTTGGTGTGAGTATTCCATTCTCAGCACCATGGGTTTTTACTTCTACATTTCAAACTAAAGATGCTATACGAACTAATTTAGTTAATTTTTTCTTAACTAATAGCAATGAAAGAGTATTTCGACCATCCTTTGGTGGAAATTTAAGAACATTTATATTTGAATCTATAACTAGAGGTACAACAGAATCTATTAAAGAAAGTATACAAGATGATGTTACTAGATACTTTCCCCAAGTATTAATTAGAGACATAGAAATACTTTCATCAGAAGATTTTAATACTATAAATGTAATATTATCATACGAAGTAGTTAATTTTGGAATTAACGATGAACTAAATTTAACATTCGAACAATAAGATGGCCGATAACAGAGACATAAAATATCTTAATAAAGATTTTGATACCTTTAGAGCTAGGTTAATAGATTATACTAAAACCTATTTTCCTAATACTTACAATGATTTTACAGAATCATCTCCTGGTATGATGTTTTTAGAAATGTCATCTTATGTAGGTGATGTTTTAGCATTTTATATGGATAATCAAATTCAAGAGAATTTTGTCCAATTTGCTAGAGAAGAAAATAATTTGCTTACTTTAAGTTATATGATGGGATATGTTCCTAAAGTAACAACAGCTGCAAGTACTGATATTTCATTTTATCAGATAGTTCCTGCAAATGCTGCATTTGCTCCTGACTATACTTATGCTTTAGAGATCCCAGAAAATACACAAATTTCTTCTAATGCAAATACATCAATAGCATTCTTAACTGAAACTAGATGTAATTTTGCACTTTCAAGTTCACTAGACCCAACAGAAGTTTCAGTATACTCAGTAGCAGGTGCTAACCCAGCATATTATCTTTTAAGAAAAACTAGAAGAGCAATTTCATCTACTATTAATACTACAACTAATACAGTTACTGCTCCAACCGATTTTTATACTATAAATTTAGAAGCAGAAAATATTATTGGTATATTAGATATTAAAGATTCTGATGGTTATGAATATTTTGAAGTACCTTATTTAGGTGAAGATATGGTATTTGATTCTATTAGAAATACTAACCCTAATGATCCAAATTTCTTTAATGATACTGATGCTGCTTTTTTACTTAAAACAAAACAAGTAGCTAGACGATTTATTACTAGATTTACTTCAGCAACAAATCTACAAATCCAATTTGGATCCGGTACAAGTAGTGATATTACAGAAAATATAATTCCTAATCCTACAAATGTAGGTATTGGTTTACCATTCGAAAAAGATAAATTAACAACAGCATATTCACCAACAAATTTTATATTTAGTAATACTTATGGTATTGCTCCTGCTAATACAACTTTAACTATTAGATTTTTAACAGGTGGTGGAGTTGTTTCTAACGTTCAAGCTAATCAATTAACTGTACTTGATAGGAGTAATGTTAAATTTGTAAATAGCAATATAGCAGATTCTACTATTGCAACTACAATTATAAGTGGTACAGCTGCTCAAGGTGGTTTAAATTGTACTAATCTAATAGCAGCAACCGGAGGATCAGA